TATTACTCTTGCAAGTGGACAAGTTATTGCATATAGATTATGAGTCTTGCAAATGCACTAAAAAAGGCGGCTAGTGCTTCATTAAAAAAGCTTGGCGGTGATGTAACTGTTAGGCAAGTAACTGCTGGAAGTTATAACACCACAACAGGTGCGATAACTGAGTCAACATCTGATACAACTATTAAAGGTGCTGTAAGTAATGTTGCTCGCAATGAGGTCAATGATTTAATTGAATCACAGGATAAAAGACTAACAATATCTGCTGGTGATCTTACATTTGCACCTACTACAAAAGATAGAGTTGTTATAAATAGTGTTGAATTTAAAATTATTCAAGTTATAACAAATGAACAAAATAATACTGCTGTAAGCTTTGATCTTATCTTGAGGTAAAGATGACAAGAAGAATCAGGTTAGATCAAATAGATGATGTAATGAAAGAATGTGTTGAAGATTTAGTTGCTGCAACAACTTTGGAGTGGACTAAAAGAGTAAAAAAAGCAACACCTGTGAGAGTTGTTTTTCAAGGTGAGCCAAAAGGAGGTGGGCAACTTAGAAACGCATGGCAGACAGAAATAA